AGCCGAGAACGCAGTCGTTTGAAAATCGAATTGAGGAGAAGAGAAATTGAAAAACGAATCAGCAGTAATTGAATTTACCCCCGAGATGCAGCGTCTTTTTTTAGAGATGGCTGTGCAGGATCACGAATGCTTTGCTCGTGTGCAGAATATTTTCAACCCTGAAAACTTTGATCGTAGACTACGCGATGCGGCTGCATTCATCAAAGAACACGCTGACAAATACAAGGTAGTGCCCGATAGAGACAGTGTTCGTGCCAAGACTTCGGTAGATCTCGAACCCAGGCCCACTGTGACACAAGAGTGGTTTTTGGCTGAGTTTGAAAAATTCACACAGCACAGAGAATTGGAGCGTGCCATATTGAAGTCGGCAGATATGCTGGAAAAAGGCAACTTTGGTCCCGTGGAAAAGATCATCAAAGATGCTATCAATGTTTGCCTAGCACGTGAACTGGGCACAGACTATTTCCACAATGTCAGAGAGCGACTCATGGCCATTAAAAGTAATAATGGCCAACTCAGCACAGGTTGGCCCACTATGGACAGTAAATTGTATGGAGGATTCAATCGCGGTGAACTGCAGATTTTTGCTGGTGGTTCGGGCTCGGGCAAAAGCCTGTTTATGCAGAATCTAGCGGCCAACTGGGTCATGGCCGGGCTCAACGGCGTGTATATCACACTGGAACTCAGCGAGGGATTATGTTCCATGCGGCTAGATTCAATGATGACAGACATAGCCAGCAAAGAGATCTTCCGCAACATCGATGACGTGGAATTGAAACTGGGCCTGCTGCAGAAAAAATCTGGTAATTTCCTTATCAAATACATGCCAGCGCAGAGCACAGTCAACGACATACGTGCTTATGTTAAAAATCTCGAGATCGAGCGTGGTGTAAAAATTTCATGTGTGTGGATTACTTGGATCTGCTGATGCCAGTGTCAGCCAAGGTATCGCCCAACGATCTATTTGTCAAGGACAAGTACGTGTCAGAAGAATTGCGTAATCTAGCCAGGGAACTGAACGTGCTGTTTGTGACAGCAAGCCAGTTGAATCGTTCAGCAGTGGAAGAAATTGAGTTCGACCACAGCCATATTTCCGGAGGTATTTCCAAGATCAATACTGCGGACAATGTTTTTGGTATCTTTACCAGCAGAAGCATGCGAGAAAAAGGCAGATATCAGATACAGTTGATGAAAACACGTTCCAGTTCGGGCGTGGGTTCCAAAATCGACTTAGAATTCAACACAGAAACCCTGCGTATACGTGATTTGGGCGAGCAGGAGGATGCAAACTCGTTCCGCAGACCTTCGGTCAATATCATGGACAGTATCAAGGGCACTAGCCGTGTGCTGGGCAATGACGAGCAAAGCCCAGATATGGTGCCCAAAGTCACAGCCGATGTGCAGAGTACTAAATTAAAAGCCATGCTAGGAGCGATTAAACAAAATAAAACCTAGACCAGGCGCTAAATATTACATCGCTGGAACCAATTATGCAACGCAAGACCCGCAGTTTACTAGAAGAATTAGATGAAATGTACCAAGAGCGCGACCGCCACCATATAGTGGAAAGTCGCGCCAATAATATCATACAAAGTGCCATACATCTGTTGGAAATGATAGATCGTACCTATGACACAGAAACTGCGGATAATCTACAGCGCAAATTGCTCAATGCCATACGTACCCGCGATCCCGAGCGTTTTCGTAGAACTATTAGGCGCCAAGATGAAAATTCGTGAAATTTACCAACGCCAGCGGATCACAGAAGAATCTTGGCAGGACATAGCCAAGGCTGCCTATGCAGGAGCCACTGGGCAAAAGGATATATTTGGCAAAGAACAAGAAAACCAATACAACGCAGAAATAGAAAAATCTAAAGCAGGTCAGGATTGGTTAGTGAAGAATTTTGTCAGTCGAGCCAACAGTGTTAGACCGCCTAATCCTGAAAAATATAGAGAAATCGCCAAACAACTGCTGGATCAATTGATGTCTAATCAAACTGGCGGCTTTAAAAATCTGCTGATGACCATGGGTTTGAAAAACAGACCCACCACTGATATAGATTCTTTTATCAATGATATTAAAATAAAGTTTGGTAATGATTTAAGATTATTACCTGAACTTAGTAGAGTATTGGACAATCTAGGCAGAACATATGATGACATTTTAGTCAAGGCCTCGGAGCATCATCAGACAGGTTCCCAGCAACCGGTGATAATCAAAGATCCCTCGGGTACAGAATTTCAATACAACAATAAAGATAAAACATGGTCTGCATCGGGAAATATCATATCCGACCCAGAAACTATACAAAGGTTAAACCAGTTTCTAAAGAGTCCCATCGATCCTGCATTACAAAGACTAATGGCAGGGTTCTCCGCAATATGGTATAATCTGCCCAATATCATGAAAGACGCCATAAATCGTAGTATACAATCTGCACGTTATGGTGAACGGTGGATTGACGTAGGCGGTGGAGTTGAAATAAAACCTGAATCCAACCTTGACAGACGCATAGCAGCTCGCTTTAACGATGAAGTATTTAATCTCCAAAATAATAAATGGCGTGATTCATTGAATAGTGAAGCACCCGAGAATATACAGGCTTACTTAAACAATGCATTACAAATCGCTCAATTAAAACAAAAGACACCCCTTGTGAAAACGACTGCCGCCCCCAACACTGCGGCAATGGGATTAAAAACCACAGGCAGCGCAAAATAATGTTTTTAGTTGAAGGCGGCAATCAATTTAAAAATCCCAAGACTGGTGAAGTCTTGACTAGATCTATACAGCAGACTGATGTCAAGCCCACGGTGTTATGGTTGGAACAGTTGACAGGACTGCCTTTGTTAGACAACATGCTGGGCAGTACAGGCCTACGTGCTGAATCCGGTGACATAGATCTAGCAGTGGATAAAACGCAAACATCCAAATCCAAATTATATGGCATATTAAAAAATTGGGCAGAGAGCCAGGAGATGGATCCAGATCTGGTCATAGCCGGCGGCACAGCCAAAGACAAGAAGCCCACTGAGTACGAAACCATGAGTTTTATGGCTCCTGTTGCTGGCAAGCCGCAGTTGGGATTTGTACAAGTAGACTTTATGTTTGAACCCAACATCGAATGGGCTAGATTTGCCAAACGTGCAGCTGTTGACACACAGTACAAAGATTCCATCAAGCACATCATACTCAATAGTCTGGGCAAGGCCAGTGTCAGCAAACAACGCCCCAAGGGATACACTTGGTCTGGCCAGTATGGACTGAAAGATCGTGCCACAGGCGAATTAATCACAACCGATCCTGGAGAAATAGCCGAGTTGATACTGTACAAAGGCGCCAAACCCCAGGATCTTTCAGGCGTAGAAGCAGTGGTCACAGCACTACAACAAGATCCCCAACGCGATGCTAAACTAGCGCAGGCCCGCGCAGATCTCGAACCCAAGGGCATAGAGTTACCTGCCATCAAAGAAGGTACGCCTGGCTGGTATCGCACAATGATGGGCCGTTTGGCCTGACCAAAACACTGTTTTTTTCCTTGATAGGTAAATACTAGCAGACCCAAAAAGGTCACATACTCAAGGAGATTTATCATGGCAATTTTTACACGCACCAATGGTGATGCACAACCAGTATTTGCACTAGACGTACAAAACGGTCCCGTTACCAGCACCAACATTTCCACAGGCTCAGGCAACACAGTTCAGCCCGCTGGTCCCAAACTGGACTTTTGGCAGTTTGCTGTTGCAGGCGCTAATGCTGCAGGCGGCATGGGCGTTAACGGCGCTGTCAGCAACGTTCTGCAGAGCATTCAGCAGTTGACAACTGTTGCTATCTATCAGGTAGACCCTGTTGCAGGTTCGGGCAACACACGTGGTTTCCTCTCAGTAGCACTGTATGACACAGGCACATTTGGCAATGCTGCACAGGCATTGGCTGCTGCTAACGTCACAGGCGAAGTTGTTGGTACACCTACAAACGTTGGTTTCAAACTGGCTGCTTCCTAATTTAGGACCCAGGAGCACTAAAAACCGCGATTTGACAT